CTTTTTGTGTACGTAGTAACCTTTGCCGTGAAATTACCGTATTTTGGATGGGACAAAATGCCCGATCCGCTTGCGTTTAAAGCAGCATCTAAAACGTCCCTATTATCGTCATCAATTTGCGCTGAAATAGTAAACTGTTTAGGCATTTTCCCCATTTGCTCAATCTTAAAATTATTAGACCCTGGGTATAAATGCTGAACTGTCTTAAACCCTCGCTGTTCTGTGCTTCCACGGTAATAAAAAGGTATTCCACGCCACGATGCCTGTTTAGGGTTAGCCATTATGGATTCACCCCAACTGTCTGCATAATACGACCACGATTACCAGAAAATCCAAAGTTGCTAGTGGACACTTTACTACCTTTGTCGGCTGATACAGTTATGTTACCATTTAATTCAACTGATTGAGATTGTGGACGTGATGTACTAAACATTGCCTTAGAAACACTGTCTTGACTCGTCATTCCACCAACAAAAGTGGTTGCCATATCAGACTTGTATTTTTTAAAAAACGAATCAAATATATTGAAGTATCGTAAAAAATCATCTAGCGCACCCTTTACAAAGTCAACCGCCGTTTTAAACGCACCTTTAATAATGCCCCCAAACTTTGAAAAACCTGCATTTACTTTGTCCCAGTTTTTATACAACGATTTTGCAGCCATTACCAACGCCCCCATTATAGCCACAATTCCAATATTAGATATAATAAACCCTACTGCAGCAACAGCAGTCCCAATGGCTATAATTGCAGGGATTGCAACAGCAGCAGCCCCGACCACTGTTAAAATAGCTTTTGTCAATGCTCTATTATTTTTTACCCATTCGTGTACACGTTGCAATACATTAATAACAACTCCTGCGAATGCCTTCGCTTCTGGTAAAAATTCATTACCTATAGCAGCAGTCGTTAAAACAAAATTATCTTTTAACGTACTAATAACACCGCTTAGCGTTTTTGATTGATTTATCATTGCCCCGTGAGCAAACCCACCTTTTTTAGTCATATTAATCATGGCTTGCTCAATCATTTGAAACGATATCTTCCCTTTGGATGCCATATCAAAAATAGCAGATTCATTTACACCAAATTCTTTAGACAATAACGCTATCGCTGGTATTCCCCTATCAGACAGTTGCAATATCTCCTCGGTCATTGCCTTGCCTTTATTCTTTATTTTCGCAAAGACAGAACTCATGTCTGTTAATGGAATATTTGAAGCAGATGCAATATCCCCTAAAAATTGCAATTTATCCGATATTTGCTCAACAGGAACGCCAGCAGCTAATAACTGCCTTCCTGCCTTACTTACTTGCTCTAACTGAAACGGTGTTTTGGCTGTAAATTCATTCAATTTATCTACCATTTCAGCAGCTTTATCAGCATCCCCAAGTATGCCCAAAAAGCCAGTACGCATAGTTTCCATTTTTGCAGCGTTTCGCAACAATATGCCAAACCCAGCAGCAACAGGCAAAGTAAACCGTGTTACCATTTTCTTTCCAAACTCAACGGCTGTATTCCCCATTGATTTTAGCTTTTTATCAAGTTTTTCAACCTTAACCCGTGATTTATCTGCTTGCTCTGCAAACTTAGCCATATTACGGCTAAATTTGTCTCTAACTTCGATTAAATAACTAACTGATTTCATCGTTTCCTTTGTTGCTTTTCAATCTCTCGATTTTTTTGCGCCACAATATTGCTTACCTCTTTATTATACAACAACAACTCCCCCATATTCATATCCATTAACTCAGAATAGCTAAAATGGTGTTCCATCATGTAAACTATGAACCCCTCAATAGTTATCCTGTTAATAAACTTAAAATCGGTAAATAAAAATAATGGCTTATTTTCTACAAGGCCAGCGACAAAAAATGGTCAGCATACCCCCCAGCTAACGCTTTTAAATCCAAACTATCCAAGCCATCATCAAAATGAGTTTTTTTCATTTGAATACCATCAATAGTTATCGTTGGCTTATCTTCTGTCCCAGCAAGAAATATTTGTTCCAAGTTATACATAATAGAAACAACTATATCCGCATCTGCAAACTTAATAATTAAGCTGCCCATGCCAACCTCATCATCTTTTTTATCGTCTTCAGAGCCTTTTCCATTGTCATTGCCTTGCTTTTTCTTTTTCTTTCCTAGGGCATCCAGGGCATCTAATTTTGGCAAAACACTTAAAAAAGCGTTGTTTAAATCTGCTTCCAACTTTAACACTTTATACTTATCTCGTGGTCGTGGGGCATAAACAACAACATCTGATGCATCCACATACTCACCATCTTTAGATATTTTAATTGGGGTTTTTAAGGTGTATTCAAAATATTCTTTCATAGCGTTAGATTTAAGTATAGCATAATAATTAGTATAATATCAATAATAATATTAGACAATTTAAATGCTGCTGAATCTAGTATGCTTTGTAATGCCCGCATTAAGCTGTAACCGCTTGCGAGCCTTCAAATTCTACAGATATAACCCCGTCAGATGAAACATTGATTTCAGGGTCAACATACATGCACATTTTTTGAAATACTTTAGTAACCCCAGTAGATGCAACATATTTAATCACGTTGCCAAGGCCATTAGACTTCCAACCACGAACCAATGCTTCATTCTCAACAGTTGATAATAAATCAAAAGAAACCATACTTTTAGCTGTTGTATAATCCACTGCTTCAATTACGTCCACAGAGGTTCCGGCTACTTGTGGGGTGATAACCTTATCCCCAGAGCCATCCTTCATACGCAAACTATTCCCTTGAATAGCCACTGATTGGTCATTGATAAATAATTGTCCACCGACTAATGATGTTGCCATATCTTACTCCTATATATTAAACACTGCTTGTAATACTAAATCAAGTCTTCGCAGCTGAGCAACAAGCGGTACTTTAGCCGTGCTAGTAGCCTTTCCGTTTAACAAGTCTAGGCTAATTGTTAGGTTATCCACAAAGTATTTAACATTGTCTTCACCCGCTCGGTACAACAAGTACCCTTCACCAGATAAAATATTGTACAATTCTACCAGCTTACCCCGAATTGCGTTTTCATTTACCATGTTATACCCAGTAACTAACGAACCGTCAGTCAATCGGCTTTGACTGTAAGCTGATTTCAAATTGTTAAAAATAAACTCAGCACCAGCAGATGTCACATCCACGTTGTTTAAGAATTGGTATGTTTTATCTACATTGCCAGCAGCGTCAGTTTTGTAGGTTGTATAGACTTGCCCCAAAACAACACCATTGCCAGCGATGTTATTCCCAACAACAAACCCACCAGCAACATTAATTTCAGATTGCTCAGACTTAGCCCACCCTTTACCAGTATCAAGAACTGGCAATGTTAAAGGCGTGTTCATGTAAGGCAGCGATGCTGTGTGAGTGCCACCTCTTGCGTCTAAATTTGAAGCAATAACAAACTGTGCTATATTCGCACCATCTGTAAGCCTTAACGCCCTAACAGCCCCAATTTGAGCAGCAATAACATCATCTAATTCAAATATAGATGAACCCTTATACAAAGTATCATTTACAATACCCTGAGCATTGACAATTAATGACTGTGAATTTCTAGCATTCAAAAATGTTTTTAGGTTCGCCAATGTATCTGTTTTAGATATTACACAAACACCATCAAGGATTGCATTGTCTTCATTCCAACGTGGGTCTAGCAATGAAGTTGTGCTTGTGTGAGAATCCGCAACAACTGTTACATCGTAGCTTCCAGGGAAAATAATAGTTTGGTATCGTGTTTCACCAATTACATCAAACAATCCAGTCAATACTGGGTCAGTCGCACCGCCTGTCATAGCCGTGACGCTTGGCGTAACCCCACCAACAATCCCTTTTACCTCTAAACCAATCCCATTACCGTATGTACCAGCATTGTTGGCTGTTAGCGTTACAGTCCCAGTTGTGTTAGATGCTGAAATAATTTTGTGTGCGTCAGCGTTAATCAAAGCGACTAATGCATCCCCAATTTGTGTTGCAGTGTCGCCAGATGCAATAGATACGCTGTATTTATGGTTAATTCTCGAACCGATAGAAACAACCAAAACCCCAGACTCTGTGGCAGTACCAGAAAAGGCAACAGAACCAGTAGCCTGAACACCTGACCCATTATCATCTAGCGCAATGGCATCTAATCGAGTAACTTGGTTTACTGACTTAAACGCCTTAACCATTTCAGCAATTTGAGAACCTTTGCCAAAATTACCAATTTCAACATTAGCGTTGCCAATATTTTCAACTAAAGAACCGCTTGTATAAACTGATCCGGTTTGCTGGCCAACAATCAACACCTTTTGTGGTGCATTGCTAATTGACTGCTCGGCTGGTGCCTTAGTTATATTAATAATAGGGTTACTGACTGTCATTTAATACCTCACTTTTTTCATCTTTTGCAATTTTCTTACGAACAACTTTTTTTTCTTCAATTATTTCTACACAATTATCAAATTGAGAATCTTTTAATCTTTTTCGCCAGTAGCTATTAACTGGTACACCATCTACCGCCTCAACCTCTACAATATCGCCTGCTTCATATAATGCTAGATTTCTGTTTAATTTTAATTTCATACAATCGATTATATCACAACAAATTAAAATTATTATCTTTTACATTTTCGGAATTATCATTTTGAAATGTATTCTCAAAACTTCTAAATGCCACAGTTTCAGTATTTGTGTATATATCCCCAGAATTATACATAAACTGGCTTGTATCCTGCACATAGTTTGCTGTTTGTGTACTTAATATCGTTTCAGTTGTTTCAAAGTTGTATGAATAAACAAGGTATGCGTCATTATAGCTAATTACGCCGTGACCTAACGGAACCATTAACGTGTTGCTTGTATTCGCAAAAAACGTGCTTGGTCTGTACCCTGCTACAGTTTTATACAATGAAGGCAAAACATTAAAAGCCAAATCTATTGCTTTACTGCCTGTCAACTCATTGACTGTTGGTATAAATAGGTAAAACGAAAAATTGTTAATAAGTTTTAAATAGAATTGCTCTGTTGACGTTGTTTCACTATTAGCATCATTCTGCGTATTTCGGTCTGCGGATGCGTCTGAACCTTCTGGGACTATAAATAAAAAAGGGGTGTTAATTTGCTTATCTGTATATAGCTTTATAGCACGATCAAGCGTTGCCACTGACGATATTTGCAAACCTGTCACAAGTTTCATATCAGAACCAGATCCAGCCGTTAATCGGTCATTATTAAGTACGAACTGAAATTTATTTGCATCTAAAACTGCGCTAACCTTGTGCCAACCATTAAAACCAACAGAATGAAAGGTGTGTAGCGTTCCTGTCGATTGTGCTGGCGTTCCTGTGACATTAAATGTAAATGTAGTTGAACTTGGGACACTTGTTATTGTTTTATCACCATTGTACGCACCCTCAGTTGACGATATATTAACTTTGTTTATGTAGGGGTATGACAAGTCGTGATCTGTAGCGCAAGTGGCTGTAGCAACACCGTTTACGGTTGTTATATCTGTTATTTGAATATCTGTTTTTATTCCAGATAGCAACAAATTGTCGCCAACTGATAATCCGTGCTGTATACACGAAACCGTAACGTCATTGCCGGACTTTGTTAAATCTGTTATTGGTTTGGATACGCTAAGATTGCTGTTGTATAAAGGCAATATGCTTTGTACATGAGTGACTAATTCACTTAGGTTCATGCCTATATAATACTACATTATAACAGCGTTATGATATGTATTTCAAATCCTTACCAGAAACAATATCCAAAACAATAGACTCGTGATACTCTATTGCTTTTTCTAGTCCATAATTTGGGCAATTTGTGAATTTAACTGAATAGCCATCATAACATTCAACCCTTGTTTCAAAAACAGGGTAATAACCACCACCCCCTCTGTGCCTGTCGTCATCGTCTTCAGTGCAATCAGCATCATCTAAACTAGTAACTATGTTATACTTTTTGTTTTCTTGGGTTTCATATTTTAAAACAGAAAATTCAGAATGCATCACAACAGTCCCATTACCATACTTATCTTCCAAACGGTCGTATAGTTCAGAATTAGGACATTCAACACAAACCTTCCTGTCCTTTATATAAAAAAAGCTAATATCATCCCATTTTTTTTCAAGCCAAAACTCCCACTCTTTATAAGTATCACGATCACATTCTACCAAATTATTATCTTTATCAATATAGAAATAAGCATACATAATTAACTCCTTGTGTTAAGCAATCAAACTATAGTTATTATATAATGTTAATAACAATTATTCAATAACAAATTACGTCCTTACAAAATCCATCTCGCATATTCTTTGCTCTTCTTAACGACTCAGCACGTTGAATTTCTTCATCGCACATTTTATTTAATTCATCCGATTCATAAGAAGTAAGAGGCAAGAATCTTGCATCCCAGAATGTTATTTCACCCTTTCTTTCGCCTAATGCACCATCAGGTTTACGACTATAAATCCAGTAATAAACACCATCTTTAAACGGAAGAAAGTCCCTTTCAATTAAAAAGTATTTATCGGTAACAACACCTAATTCTTTTTGAATATCTGTTGGCACATTGTATTTTTTTATTAATTCTTCCAAAATACTTTTCTCTTTTTCTTGTCCTTCTCGCACCTCTCTTTTATCAGCGGTCTCAAAAATCCTCCAATCTGGCAAGCCATAGTCCTCATAAAGATCTATCAAGAACGGCATAAGTGATATAAACATCGCTGTTGCAGAAATAAGCAAAGAAATAGTAGTTAAGTCCATAGTTCAGTCCTGTTTTAAACAATTAAACTATATCTATTATATATTGTCAATAACAATTAGTCAAACATATAATAATTACAATTACCAGACCGTTTCCATTTTTTAAAAAATACACTAAATAGTAAATAGGCTAAAGCCAAAATTGCCATAATATCATAAAAATTAATCAAAATAGAAAGCATTAGGGCAAAAAATATACCGGCAAGCCTTGTGCAGCCAAAAAGCAATATTAAAAACAAAAACAGGGAAAATAAAACATGCTTATTAAACACCAAACATCCTATCAATTTCTTGTTCAATATATCGTTCAATTTTACCGACATTACTTTCTATTGCCAGCCACATTGCCGGACGATTTAAAGATTTTGGGTCTTCCAAATACTGGACGTAATCAACGCTATTTTCGAAATATAAACGATTCTCGCCTTGAACCCTAAATGATAACCCCCTTCGTGCTGTACCGCTTCTATTCGCCCATGACTCACCATCTTGACTAGCTTTAATCCTTCGCCCTTTATACCTATATACTCGCCCAGATTTCTTTTTCAAAATCGCATCACTCGCACTTTTACGCAATAATTTTCCTGAGAAATATAAAGCGTTACGCATTGCTCGCCTGCCCTTTTTTGGCATTTGCGAAATTTCAAAAACCGTTTTCTTTCCCCTCCGATCTAATTTTATACTAGCCATCGTTAGCCAGTAACTCTGAACTCCCCTGCTTGATTAAATATAAACGCAAGAACTTCTTTTCCTCGTTAATATTTTCTATCCTGTCCACTTTATAACGAACCCCATCATACAACAGCCATTCTTGATCCGTAACTGTAACAACGCTTGTATATCGTGTTGTAAATACATGCGTGATAGATTCTGATACCCCAGCACCGCCAAATGACCGATAGCCTTTCTCATCCGTTTCAAACTTGCCCCACAAAACACTTAGATCAATAAATTGTTCAGTTAAGTCTGTTACCCCAAAATGAGAACCAACCATTGCCCGTGTTTGCACAGTAACCTTTTGATTCA